ATGACGAAAAAAGAATTAGAGCTTTTCATGCGAGAACACAGTATAGAGTTAGATAGAAGAAAAAGCAAAGATGATCTTCTTGACGAGGTTGATAAATTTTTCGAGGTTTAATATATGAGCAATGCACTCAAATTGTTACAAACTAAATGCGGATGTTCAGCTGATGGTTCATTTGGTCCTAATACAGCTCGTGGCATTGTAGCACATTATGATATCTCTCCAGAGCGTGGTGCGCACCTGCTCGGACAGGTTGTGCATGAAAGTGGATCTTTTAAGTTAACAAAAGAGAATTTAAATTACTCGACTGAAGCTATGATGCGTGTCTGGCCAAGCAGGTTTCCGACTGAAGAAAGTGCAAAGCCATACGCACGCAACCCTAAAGCACTCGCTGAGAATGTTTATTTTGACAGAATGGGCAACGACACTAAAGAAAAAGCCAGTTTATATATTGGTCGAGGATTTATACAGCTGACAGGATACAACAACGTCAGGGCATTTGCTTCTGAAATGCGTGTTCCTGAAGTTTTAAACAACCCGACGTTGTTAGAAGAAGAATATGCTATGGAAACAGCTATATGGTTTTTCGACTCTAATAAGTTGTGGAAAATATGCGACGAAGGTGTTAATGACGACGCAATTAAAAGGCTAACAAAACGAATAAATGGTGGTTACACTGGTCTGGATCACCGTATAAAAGAAACAAATAAAATTTACGAATGGTTGAAATAATATATGGCACTGCAGCTATTACAATTTAATCCAGGAATCGTTAAGGATATAACAGAATATTCCGCTGGGAAAACTGGACCTTTTTGGGTTGATGGTGATCTTGTGCGTTTCCGTAATGGCTATCCGACAAAAATAGGTGGTTGGCAGAAAGACAAAATAAATTTAGTTGATTCTGCTGGCACAATAACAAGCACAGAAACAACCATAACTGGCATTGCTCGAGCAATGGTTAATTGGCGAGCAATAACCGATGGTGAAGACAGAATAGCTGTCGGCACACACAACCATCTTTACATCATACAAGACCAGTCGCTCTATGATATTACACCTCTTAGAAATAAGTCGAACAATGCAACAACGACTGCTGAGGCTTTAGATGCCAGCGAGACTGAAATTGATCTTGTAAGCGGAACAGACTTTAAGACTGCTGGAGCAATAAAAATAGACTCCGAGATTATAACCTATACAGGCAAAAACTCGAACCAGCTCACTGGTTGCACAAGAGGAACAAACAGCACCTCAGCTGCAACTCACGACAGCGGAGCTGTTGTTACTCAGGTATTGATAAATCCTATTGCTACAACAGACGGAAGCACAACTATTACAATAACAGACGCTGCTCATGGGGCAAAGGTCGGAGACTTTGTTGTTATTTCTGGTGCAGCTGCGACAGGTGGAATAACTGCTGAAAATTTAAATAGGAAAGCTGGCTATCAAGTAACAGCTATAACAACGAACACATACACAATAACTTCGCCAACCGCAGCAACTTCCACGGTTTCCGCTGGTGGTGGTAATGCAGTTGGTTTGGCTTATCTTATAGGGATAGATGCAGAGCTAGGAACTCAAAGCTCAGACCCAGCACTAGGCTGGGGTGTTGGGGGCTGGGGTATTGCAGGCTGGAATGAACCTAGATCAGAAGCAAATTCAGATATTAACCTGAGCAATTCTAACTGGAGTCTAAATCTCTGGGGAGAGGATCTTATAGCTAATGTTCGTGGAGGTGGTATTTATTATTGGGATACTTCCGGAACGGTCTCAAATAGAGCTGTATTGGTTTCTTCGCTTTCCGGAGCATTAAGTGTTCCCAGTGTTTCATTCGTATCGACTGTTTCTTTCCCAGACAGGCATTTTATTGCTGGGGGAGCTCAAGAGTATAGTGGTGGAGGAGATGTTGATCCTATGTTGATTCGCTGGTCGGACCAAGAAAACTTTACTGACTTCGGACCAACTTCTACAAATACAGCAGGTGACCAAAGACTTCAAGTCGGAACTAAAATAGTTGCCATGACTCCTGCTCGTGAAGAAACAATTATCTCTACAGACGAAGCTATTTATGGCATGACGTTCGTTGGACCACCATTTATTTTCAGCTTTAGACTTTTAGCAACTAACTCTGGTGCTGCTGGTTTAAATACAATGCTCACTATAGATGGTGATGTTTTCTGGATGGGCAAACGAAACTTCTTCGTTTACAATGGTGTTGTTAAAGAGTTGCCTTGTTCGGTGCAGTATTATGTATTCGACAGAATGCAGACTCGATATATTGATAAAACTTCTGTTGGTCACAATAAGCAGTTTAAAGAGATAACTTGGTTTTATGTTAGCAATGAGAATACCGCATCTATAAACCCTGAACCCGATAGCTATGTAACATTCAACTATTTAGAAAATGCTTGGTCGGTGGGTTCTATGGATAGGACTGTTTGGAGAGACTCGTTCGGCTCTAGGGATGTTCCTTTTGCATTCGACAAAGATGGTTATCTTTACAACCACGAGACAGGAACGAGTGCTGACGGTGCAGCGATGACTTCGTTTATAGAAAGTTCTCCAGGAGAAATACCCAATAGTGGGCAGGATCTTTATTTAGTCGACAAAGTTATTCCCGATGTAACAATGACCTCCGACACAACTCTATCATTATTTATAAATACACGCAAATATCCTAATGCAACGGAGGTTACTAAAGGACCATTCTCTATAACTAGCTCTACAACAAAAGTCAGCACAAGAGCTAAAGGTCGCCAAATGAGCATGAAGCTGCAAAGCTCAGGAACACTGGACGACTGGAGTTTAGGCACGTTTAGGATCAACGCAAGAGAGGACGGTTTACGATGAGCGGAATTGGCTATATAAGATTGCCAAGTCCACCGCAGGACTATGACCAAGGATATATGGCTCGATTCACGAATGCTATCGAGCTAGACAAACAAGCGACCTATTTCGCAGCAGACGCTGCATTAAATAATATCGCAGAAAGAGCAGAAGCAACAGCATGGTTTATGGCATAAATGGCAAATAACTATAAAAATAAAAAGGTAGATTTAACAAGCACAGATGCAACTGTGCTATATACCTGTCCAAATGCTACGACTGGTCTTTTCAAGTCGATACTTGTTTCAGAAGATTCAGGCAACGCAGACACAATCACTGTAACTATCACCGATGCCGAATCGACTCCAGCAACATTTAGCCTGTTTAAAGTAAAAGCTGTTGGAGCAAATACAACAGTTGAATTATTAACCGCACCTTTGGTGGTGCAAGAAAATGAAATTTTAAAAGTAACTGCAGCAACTGCAAATAGACTACACGTTGTGGCCAGTTTGTTAGAAGTAAGCTAAAGGAGACAACAATGCCACATATTGCAGGACACACAGGATACGGAGCCAGTCCAGTAGACGATGGAACAGAAAATCCGCAAACATATTCATATGATCTTTTCACGCTAAAAAGGAATCCTATAAAAGATGCGCTGGGTGGCAAAAAGCTCCAAGATGTTTACGGTATCTCTGCGCAAGAAGGTGGCATTCCTTCTTTTAACTTTGTAAATGCGATTGTTTCCGGACAGCGAACTTATACAGACACCAGTGCCGCCGACCGAGAAATGATGCAGCAATACATCAGAGACTATGAAGCTGCTGGTGGTGCAAACTCCGGAATGCCAGATCCTAAACTTATCATGCAAGAGATCGGATCAACAGTTGCTCCTATTGCTATGAGCGTTGGCGAAAGTTTAGCAACTGGTGGCACGTTTATGGAAGGCTTGCCATTTATAGACAGTGGTGGAGATTTGGCTGTTAATTCAACAAGTTTCAGTCCTGGAGCAATAAAAGACCTCACTGGTGCACAGCTTAAATCTTTAAACGCAGCTCCTTCATTGACAGGCAATAATGTAATGTCAACTGCTGATGCTGTTAATGCACTCGGCAGTCCTGAACAAATAGATCTTTTCCAAAAAACTGGAGATGCTTCTTTTCTTAAAGATGCTGGTGCAACAGTTGGCAGAGACCTTTCTCAAAATGCAAGTTTCGGAGACCTTTTAAATCCAGGAAAAGAAGCTGGAATGCAAAATATAAAAGGTGCTTTAGGTGGTGCTGTTGCTAACTTCGGTGTTCAGCTTCTTTTAGGTCAAGATCCAGTTAAAGCTGCGAAGTCTGCGGGAGCAGGTGCGATAGGTAAAGTTCTCGGAACAGCCATAGGTGGTCCAATAGGTGGATTTATCGGCGGTGCATTAGGAAGCATCATAGGTGGACGAGTAATCTGTAACGAACTTATGAGGCAAGGTTTATTGACCAGAAAACAAGTTGTTTTAGATTATAGGTTCACACGAGACTATTTAACACCAACTCACGTTAATGGATATCATGTTTGGGCTGTATGGATGGTCAAGCAGATGCGCAAAGGAAAATTCGTTAAGTTCTGGAAACACGTCGCAGGACATCGAGCAAACGAGATTGCCTATATATATGGTGAAAGAGACAAGCCTGATTATCTAGGTAAAGTTTACAGGAAAATTTTAGAGCCAACTTGTTGGGTTGTAGGAAAGTTCTGTAAGGTAACAGATTGGTCAGTGCTTTATAACAAAAAGGAGATACAACATGGCTGAAGAAATGAATCCCAACGCAATGGGTGAACGTCCACCAATGGCAGGAGGAAACCCAATGAATGAATTGCCTCCTGCAGCCCAGCAGAGGCTTATGCAACCATCTCAAGAGATTGGTGCTGTACTCTTGGCTCGGATATCGCTTATGTCCCCAGAGGAGCTAAAAACACTCGATGAGGCTATTACTCCGAAGACTGCTAGAGTTTTAATGAAATTGCTTCCTGAGTTAGAGCAAATTATCCAACAAGTTGGTGGCCAGTCCCAGCAGCCTCAGCCTCAGCAGGAAATGGGAGCTCTTGGCGGGATGCGATGATAATAAGAAGGGCAACAGCCGATGATATTCCGGAGATATATGAATTGTTGAGTGCTATGCATGATGGAGTTGTTATACCTATTGCACCCATGAGTGAGGGCAAGGTTTTACATATGATAAAACATATGATAGAAAAAGGTATTGTTCTTCTTGCAGTTAAAGATGGCAAGATCATTGGTTCGCAAGCTGGAAAGTTCTCATCGGACTGGTGGTCTGAAGAAAAGTTTTTGGCAGATATCTGGTTTTTCGTGCATAAAAACAATAGAAAATCACAAGCAGCCATTAAATTGGTAAAATGCTTTATCAAAATTGGAAAAGAGCTTAAAGTAAAAGTTAAATTGGGTCACGTTTATTCTGGAGATATAGATCGTAAAGATGAATTTTTCAATAGACTTGGTTTCGTAAAGGCTGGTTCTTTATTTACGGAGGGAAATTAAAATGGCTTCAGGTGGATGTTTAACTCCAGGAACAATGGAACTTCCCACATACGATGTTGAGTTCGGAACTTCTGATTTACCAGCATGGGTGTCTGCGGGAGGGCGAGCTCTTTTTGACCAAGCTGTCGGCATAGCCAGTTCAGACCCAGGAAGAGACCCAAACCTTCCTCAATTCGCATCTTACGATGGGCAAAGGCTAACACCAGACGAACAGCTCGCTGCTCAAATATTAAGAGATGGAGCTTCTAGCTACAAACCTTTCATCGATCAAGCTGAGCAAATATCTGGCACGCTCGGTCAAGGCTATGATTCTGCCACACGTGAACAGCTTATGGGTCCAGAATATTCTGGAATGACCAATGAAGAGCTGATGGGTAACTATCAAGGTGCAACACGTGAAGAACTATTGGGTGGTGATTTTAGTTTAGAGCAAGCACAGCCTTTCTTAGATATTTACCAAGGTGCTCAAGATGCATCTGTGCGAGAACTAGAAAGACAAACTGCGAGAAACCAAATTGATGCTCGTGCTAGAGCTGCAACAGGTGGATCTTTCGGTGGGTCTCGTTTAGGCATAACGGAGGCAATGCTTGGTTCAGAAGGTGCTATGGGTGCAGCTGACTTACGAGCACGAGCTGCAGCTGAAGGATTAGGCTTCGCAGCAAATCGATTTGACACAGATCGTGGTGCTAGGTTCGATGCTGAGAATATGATGCGTGGCCAATATGAGTCCGATAGAGCCTCTCGTTTCGACACAGAAGGCATTCGCAGAAGCCAATACGACGCTGACAGGTCGTCTAGATTTGCAGCTGAAGATTCTCTCAGGGCAGGTTATCAGGCTGAAGAAGCCAGTAGACTGGCACAGATGCAGTCCTTTAGAGACTTAGCACCATTGACGCAAAGCCTGCAGGAAGCTGCAGCTCAAGGGCTTATAAGTAGTGGCGAAGCTCGCAGAAGGCTAGACCAAGCTGCGATTGATCTTGCGAACCAGCAAGACATGGAAGACAGATTTAAAGAACGTGAATCATTGAACTTTGCGCTCGGTGCATTGCAAGGTGTTCCATACCAAACTTCAACTATGGGCTATAGAACTGGTTCACAAACGGCTCAAACTCCTAGTTTGTTTGGTCAGCTCTTAGGAGCTGGTGGTACTGCTGCAGCTGCATACTTTGGAAGCAGGGGATAATTAATGGCCAATATTTTTGATGAAGAGTTAAAAAGGAGAACATTCGGAGCAGCAGACTCAGATCCAGCCATGTTTACTGGGGGTGCATTAGATGCGCTCAACACAATAGCAGGTGGTGCTAGTCGAGGACAGCAAGCTATGGAGCTTGCGAGAGCACTCAGCCCGAAACCTCAGGAATTCGACTTAGCAACTGCAGCTTTAAAATATTTCACAGGACTTACTCGAGAGGCTTCGAAACCAGGAGCGACTCTTTTAGGTGCAGCTGCAACTGCGACTGCTGACCCAGCAGAATACCTGATGGATGTTAAAAAATACAATCGCAAGCTAGATGCGTCTATTCCCCAGACAGCTATCTCTTTAGCATCCTCTCTAAAGCCACCGAAAGGAACTGGGACAACAACTTATAAATCAATCATTATTAAAATGAAAGATGGAACAGAAAAACAAGACTATGTTCCTGTTAGCGATATACCTAAAATAAAAGCACTCGAAAATGTTGTTAGTGTTTTAGAAGACAGGTCGGAAAAAAGTGGTGCTCAATTTAAAAGAACTGTTTACAAACCAGACGGATCATCAAAAGTAACTTATAGTCTAGAAGATTTTAATAATTCTCTTCTTCCTGTGTCTGAAACCAATCCTGATGGAGGATTCTCGGAGGTAAAACCAGCAGGATCCGATTCGGAGGAAACACCTCAATGGGTAACTGTTACCGAAACTGTTCCTTCAGTAGAGGAAGGTGGAGAGCCAACAATAGTTAAAAGCACGAAGTTGCTTACACCGACAGAGATCAACGCTCTAGGAGAAGACAGCAATAAGACTGTAACTAAGATGGAAGCTCTGTTTAGTTATAAAGACATTCGAGATGCATACACCAAAGACCAAGACTTTAAGGACTTTAAGGCTCTGCAAACGAACTTCGACAAAGTTAATACCTCTTATGAGCAAGCCTATAATCTAGATGCACCGAAAGTTGCTGACCTTAGTATGATTTTCGCTTACATGAAAATGCTAGATCCTCGCTCGGTTGTTAGAGAAGGCGAACAGCAACAGGCTCGTGGAACTGGAGGCATGTTCGACTATCTTGCCAATACATATAACAGCTTGCTCGGTGAAGGAAGTTTAACAGACTTGCAACGTAAAAGTTTCCGTGATGCTGCTTTCGCATATTACACGAAAAATGCAACTTTGCTTTCTGAGCTTAATGATAGAATAACAAACGAAGCTGGCAATAAAAACATACAAGGTGTTGATAACTTTATTATTACACCAAGAACTTATAAAAATGATGAGGGCGAGTCGACTCTTAAAGTTTATGGCAGGTATCCTGGAGACGATAAAATT